AGCACCAACACCGCAAGAACAAGGATTTAGTGGAAATGCAGGACAGGGAGCACCTCAACAAGCTCAAGGGGTTGGTCAACAACCACTCCCAGTGGGATAACTTTGAAAAGTATTTAGATACTTTAATAAATGATCAACATCGAATAATGGAACAAACAGACAATGCTATTGTAATGCATAGAGCACAGGGTGCAGTATATCAATTACGTAGACTTAAATTACTTAGAGATGAGGTATTAAAAAATGTATGAAGAACAAATGGAAATGTTTAATGAAGGTGGATTAAGAGATGAAGGTAACTCTGTAGACCCTGTGTCTGGTAATGACGTACCTATTGGTTCTACTAAAGAAGAGGTACGTGACGATATACCTGCGATGCTAAGTGAAGGTGAGTTTGTTTTTCCTGCTGACGTTGTGCGTTATGTTGGGTTAGAAAGACTAATGCAGCTAAGACAAGAAGCTAAGATGGGTTTAAAACAAATGGAAGCTATGGGTCAGATGGGTAATAGTGAAGAAGCTACTATGCCTGATGATATGCCGTTTGGACCTGCTGATCTTGTTATATTAGGTAAACCTCAAGAAGACAAACCAAGAGAAATGAATCAGGGTGGTATTGCTACAGGTATAGGTGGATATCAACCATCTGTATTTCAAAATCAAGTGCCAATGACTGCAGGTTTTACACCTCCTAGTACAATAGCACCACCAACTCCTACACCTGCTCCTACAGGAGGATATATACCGTCTTTTGTATATAATGAAAGTATTCCTACTACAGTGTCTGGTGCGCCAGTTACTGCGGCTACACCACCTGTGCAATTTAGTGACGTGACTGGTCCTGTAGCACCCATTGAAACTGAATTTGTTCCAACAGCAGAAAAAGAATACTATGGTATACAATATATAAATGAAGCTACAGGAGAAATAAGAACCTTTTACTTTTATCAAGGTAATCCTGTTACACCTATTCCTGATGGTTTTGTACCATATAATCCACCTACAGAGGATGGTTCAGATGGTTCAGATGGTTCAGATGGCCCAGTTACAGGAAATGGTACAGATGGCCCACTTGGAGGCGCAGGAGTAGATACCACTAGTGTAAGAGGAGATGATCTTAGCGGTACTAAAAAACGTTTAGAGGACATGGTAAGAGATCAAGGTGGCAATAGATTAAGTCAAATAAGAAAAGATTTTGCCGAGGGAAATAAAGCAAAGGCAGAAAAAGATCTTGTAAGTTTATATTTACAAAATGAAAAAACAAAATCTTTGATGACAGCTTTAGGATTACTTAATCCTGTTGCTCTTGTAGGAAGAGGCTTTTCTCAGATATATGGTAAACAGTTAGAAAAATTAATGACAGAACAAGGAATTGAGATTCCTGAAATAGATGCAGGTTTTTTTGAAAATCTAAAAGGTGCAGTATCCGATATTACTGGAACAGGAGAAGCTCAATCAGAAGTATACAATTCTTTATATGATCCTTCAGACTCTCCATTAACTACAGTATCAGATGCTAAAAATATGTTAACAAGCAATGAAGCGAGAGCATATGACAATGCAGTTAAAACTGGTAACGCAAGAGTTGCAGAACACTATGAGATGATTAATAATAGATTAAATAAAATGAAAGACTATATGGAAGGTAAAGCAGTTAGTGGTTTATCTAAGTTTGACGAAGAACAAGCAGAAAAAATGTTTAAAGACGGAGTAAAAGGTTTAGATACACAAACTAAAGCTGCATTTCGTAGCGGAATAAGTGGTGATGACCCATATGATGAGTTCGGTTCTGCTCCTAGCGGAATAAGTAGTGATGACCCATATGATGAGTTCGGTTCTACTTCTACACGATATATTCCTGAAGATCCAAATATACCTTCAACATTAGAATCAAGAAAAAATGTTAGTGCATTAAGAGATAGAATAGAAAGAGAAAAAAGTTTTGATACTGATATGAGAGATAGATCTTTAGCTTCTGCTAGATCAGCAAAAGATGAAGGTTTTGATTTAGCAAAGTATGGCAGAGCCTATTCAGAAATGGGAGCAAAGATAGATGCTAGACTTGGTAAAAAAGATCCTGATGCTCTTGATCCAAGAGGACCAGATCAAAGAGGACCAACAGCACAACAAACAGAAGATATAATAGAACAACAAAGAGCAGCAGCAAAAGAAGCAGCAAGAAAAGCATCTAGAGATAGACGTAAAAAGAAAAAAACAGCAGATGATGCACGTAAGGCTGCAACAAAAGCGGTAAAAGAACAGCAAGCTGCAGGAAGAACTGAATCAATACAACAAAAAATTAAAAGAGGTAGCGGTTTCAAGAAAGGTGGACTTGCAAGCCGTAAATAATAATTATTCACCAATATGACTAGCTACCCATCCCCCATCCAACATGGCTACGGTGGCCCTAGAAAGAAAGAACTATAATGAATACTACTGCTGTAGAGGGAGAAGTAACCACTCCTAAAAAGGTTGCATTTGTAGATAGAAAAAGTGCTAACTCAGAGCGTATAGAAAAAGACGAGAAAGAACTAAAAGAGTTACTTGAAGAAAAAGAAAAAGTACCAGAGGTAGAGGCGCAAGAGCCTGAACCTACTAATGCAGAAGAAAAAAGTTTTAAGAAACGATATGGTGATTTACGCAGACACCAACAAACAAAAGAAAAAGAATATGAAAATCGTATTAAAACTTTAGAAGAACAGTTAGCAGAGTCTACTAGAAGTGAGATTAAGCTACCAAAATCTGATGAAGACATTGAGGCTTGGGCAAAACAATATCCTGACGTAGCAGGTATAGTAGAAACGATTGCAATTAAAAAGGCACGTGAACAGTCAGAAGGATTAGAAGCACGTGTAAAAGAAATAGATGAAATGAAAACTGCTGCTGAACGAGAAAAAGCAGAAGTAGAACTTATGAAAGCTCATCCTGATTTTGGTGAAATAAGAGATAGTGACGAGTTCCATAACTGGGCAGAAGAACAGCCTAAGTGGGTGCAAGAGGCACTATATGAAAATGACACTGATGCTCGTTCTGCAAGTAGAGCAATTGACCTATATAAAGCAGATATGAATATCACATCAAAAAAACCAGAGAGCAATAAAGACGCTGCACGATCAGTAGATAGTCGCAGCAGTCGTGATGAACCTAAAGTAGATGGTAAAGAAGGTACATTCACAGAGTCACAAGTTGCGAAAATGACACCGCAACAATATGAAAAAGCTTCCGATCAAATTATGGAAGCTATAAGAACTGGCAAATTTATTTATGATATGTCTGGTTCTGCCCGATAATATACCATTGACAAATAAAAATAATATGGTATAACTATATGTATAATCATTATTAGCCGCATTTAAGCCTACCTAATAATTAATATACTATTCGATAGACTAAACAATACGTAAGACCTACCTGTCCAAGTATAGGCCCATAGAATTATCAGTAGGCCAACTGATAGTAATATGCACCCTAGAAAATGTACAGCCTCTATGTGATAATGTTTAGCTTACAATTAAGCCTAAACTTTATAGGAGGAACTATTATGGCTTTTCAATCAGCATCAGGTTACGGCAATTTACCTAATGGTAATTTCTCGCCAGTAATCTACTCCAAACAGGTACAACTTGCATTTCGCAAAGCTACCGTAGTAGGAGACATAACTAACTCTGATTATTTTGGGGAGATTTCTGCCCAAGGTGATACAGTGAAAATTATCAAGGAACCTGAAATTTCTGTGAGCGCATATGCTCGTGGAACTCAGGTTTCAGCACAAGACCTTGACGATGAGGATTTCTCACTCGTTATCGACAAAGCTAACTACTATGCTTTTAAGATGGACGATATAGAGGAAGCACACTCACACGTCAACTTTATGGACCTTGCATCTAATCGTGCAGCATACCGTTTGTCTGATCAATATGACCAAGAAGTTTTAGGTTATTTGTCAGGCTTTAAACAGTCTGCACTGCACAGTGTAGCAAGTGCAGCAAACACTACCGTAAATGGTACTAAAGCTGTAAGCACTGCAGGTTCAGACGAGCTATTGTCATCAATGAAGATTATTAAATCTTCTTTTGGTAACATTACAACGTCATCTGCAGGGGATCATTCTATCCCAGTAACTGCACGTATGCCTGGAGCTACATCTCTACCAACTGCAACTGTTTCACCTGCGATGGTTATATCACGCATGAAACGTTTGCTTGATCAACAACAAGTTGATACACAAGGTAGATGGCTTGTAGTTGACCCAGTGTTTATGGAAATCCTATCAGATGAAGACTCCAGATTTATGAATGGAGACTATGGTGAGTCTGGTGGACTACGTAATGGTCTTGTAATTAACAACTTTCATGGCTTTCGTTTGTATGTGTCATCAAACCTACCTGCTGTAGGTACTGGTGCAGGTACATCAGGAACAGCAAACCAAAACTCAAACTTTGGTGTGATTGTTGGTGGACATGAATCTGCTGTTGCAACTGCAGAGCAGATCAATAAGACAGAAACATATCGTGACCCTGACAGCTTTGCTGACATTGTTCGTGGTATGCATCTATACGGCAGAAAGATTCTTCGTCCTGAAGCAATCGTTACTGCTAAATATAACGCAGCGTAAGGGGGGATATAACTATGGCTACTTTTGACATGACCTCAAAAGCTACTGCAGGTGTCGATTCAGATACTATTGCGGCAGCTACCTCACGCCATGCAGCAATGGGAATGTACATGCGTGAAGCACGTCTTGACATTGCTAAAATGGTTGAAGACGGATACTCCTGTACCAATGGGGATATCTTTCAACTTCTAGAAATACCTGCTAATACATTAGTATTGTTTGCAGGTGCTGAAGTTGAGACTGCTTTTAACGGTACATCTCCAACTGTGGATATTGATTTCGCAGCAGGTGATGACATCGTTGACGGTGGTGACGTTAGTTCTGCAGGTTTCTTAGCAAGTGGAACAAACGGTCAAAGTATGGTGGTAAATACTGCAGCAGCAGATACATTTACAGCACACGTGACAACTACAGATACAATTGACGTTAAGTTAATTGCTTCATCTGCAGATGTTACATCTGGTATCTTACGTGTCATGGCTTGTTGCATTGACACAGGTGCTAGAGGACGTGTAGCACCTACTGAAGTAGATCGTGATCTACTAGCATAAACTTTAGGGGCTGCTAATAAAACGGTAGCCCCTTTACCATATCTAAGGAAACAACATGGCTTTGACATTTCTCTCATTAACAAATGATGTAATTACACGTATGAATGAAGTAGCACTTACTTCTACTACTTTTGCTAATGCTAGGGGCATACAAGTGCAATGTCAAAATGCAGTTAATGAATCTATCCGTTATATAAATCAAAGAGAATTTGGATATTCTTTTAATCATGCACAAAACTCCTCTACTTTAACTCCAGGTGTAGTTAGGTACAGCTTACCCTCAAGCACTAAATCAGTTGACTACAATACAGCAAGAATTAAAAAAGATACTGATCTTAATGTAACAGGTAATAATTTAACACCACTAAATTACAATGAGTATATTCAAAAAGAATATGCTAACCAAGAAGATGAAGTTACATCTACAACTTTAAATGGATCACACTCAAGTACTGTAACAACTCTTACCTTAACATCTACCACAGATTTTTCCGCAACAGGAAAAGTTTATATTGGTGGAGAGCAAGTAACCTACACAGGTATTTCAGGTAACGATATTACAGGCTGCACTAGAGGAGCTAATAGTACAACTGCTGCTACTCATGCAAGTGGTACAACAGTAACTCAGTTTGATAATGGTGGTGTTCCTAGAAACATAGTACGAACACCAGATAATAATTATTTACTATATCCTTTTCCAGACAAGCAGTATACACTAGTCTTTGATTATTTTACATTTCCATCTGATTTATCGGCACATGGAGATACCACAACTATCCCAGATAGATTTGGTCCTGTAATCGTAGATGGTGCTACTGCTTTTGTATATCAGTATCGTGGTGAAATGCAACAGTATCAATTAAACTTTGGTAGGTTTGAGCAGGGTATTAAAAATATGCAAAGTTTACTTATTAACAAATATGAGTATGTACGATCTACAGTGCTTATAACCCCTAGAGGTTCTGCTAACTTTATGGCAGGAGTTATTTCGTAATGCCAGATTATTCTCAAGTTCAACCTGCAGCGTTTAACTGTGAGGGTGGCTTAGTTTTAAATCGTTCTACCTTTTTAATGCAACCAGGAGAAGCATTAGAGTTAGAAAACTTTGAGCCTGACATTGAAGGTGGTTATAGGAGAATAAATGGTTTTCGTAAACATGTAAATCATCAAGTACCTCAAACATCTGACTCTGGCGAAAAGATATTGATGGTTGCTACCTTTGCAGATAAAATATTAGCAGCTAGAGGTGAAAAAATATTTAGTTCTGCATCTACTGAGCTTGCAGTTAAAATTGTTTCTAGTACAGGCATGACAGGTTCTGGAACTATAACGGTAGACTCTACTACAGGATTTTCTTCTAGTGGAACATTACAAATTAACAGTGAAATATTTACGTACACTGGTGTTACCTCTACTACTTTTACAGGAGTAACTCGTGCTGCGTCAAGTACAACTGCTGCTAATCATGCTCTTGACGATGTAGTGTCAGAGTCTTGGACTGAAAGAGATACTGGTAGAACTAGTGCAAGTAAATACAGTTTTGAAAGATATAACTTTGATGGTAACGAAAAAATTATTGTTGTTGATGGTACAAATGCCCCAACTATTTTTAACTCTTCTTTATCAGCGACAGATGTTAGTGAAAGTTCTGTAGCAGGTTCTACAATAGTAGTAGCTTTTAAATCTCATATGTTTTATGCAGGTAAGTCTACTACACCACAGACCTTAGTATTTAGTGAACCTTTTGACGAAGATGGTTTTCAATCAGGTGATGGTGCAGGAACTATTAAAGTAGATGATAATATTGTTGGACTAAAAGTATTTAGGGATTCTTTATTTATATTTTGTGAAAATAGAATATTTAAAATGACAGGATCTACTCTTAGTGACTTTGCTATACAACCAGTTACTAGAGACATTGGTTGTGTAAACAAAGATACTATACAGGAATTTGCAGGTGACTTATTATTCCTTGGTCCTGATGGACTTAGAACCGTTGCTGCTACTGCAAGAATTGGTGATACGGCTCTTGGTGCTATTACACAGAATGTGCAGTCTATATTTGATGCTAACATTAAAGACTCTACAGTATTTGATAGTGTAGTTATTCCAGATAAAACACAATACAGAATATTTTTTTCAAAAGCAGGACAAGGTGAAAACTTAACTAGAGGGATTGTTTGTGTTAGAAGAGCAGATAAGTTTGAGTTTTCTGAAATACGTGGGATAAAACCTGCAGCAACAGATGCTTTAGTTGTCGATGGAGATGTAAGAGTTATACATGGTGACTTTTCAGGATATGTTCATAGACAAGAAAAAGGCAACACCTTTGATGGCACAGCAATACTAGCTAGATACAGAAGCCCCGATTTAAGTTTTGGAGATACTGGTGTTAGAAAACACATGCAAAGAGTTATCCTTAATTTTAAACCCGAGTCAGCAATAGATGCAGATTTATTTGTTCGATATGATAATGAGGCTTCTGACTCAGCAAGACCTGCAGCATATGCTTTAGATAGTTCTCAAGTTGCGGCACAGTTTGGTTCTGCAACTTTTAGTACATCTAGTAGTGCCGCACAGTTTGTGTTTGGTGGTCCTTCACAGCCACTTGTAAGACAGTCAGTAGAAGGATCAGGTTTTTCTGTTGCATTAAGAATTAAAGATGGTGGCGAGACAGCACCATATTCCCTAAAAGGGTTTCAATTAGAATATCAAGTAGGAGCAAGACGTTAGATGGGTAATACATACACGAGACAATCCAGTTTTACAGACGGTGATGTTATTACTGCCGATCTGTTTAACAATGAGTACGATCAACTTTTAGCTGCCTTTGCAGCAAGCACAGGACACACTCACGATGGCACTGCTGCAGAAGGTGGACCTATTACTAAGCTATTAGGCACAGGTATTACCATTGGTGATGGTACAACTGGTACTGACATTACAGTAACCTTTGATGGTGAGACTAATGACGGTGAACTTAAATGGATGGAAGACGAAGATTACTTTGAGTTTTCTGATGATATTCTTATTGCCTCTACAGAAAAAATACAATTTCGTGACACTGCTATTTACATTAACTCTAGCACTGATGGTCAACTTGATCTTGTTGCAGATACAGAAATACAGATTGCTGCTACCACTGTTGATATAAATGGTAACGTAGATGTATCAGGAACACTTACCGTTGCAGGTGCTGTAGACTTTGGCGATGCTGCATTATCAAATGTAGGTGCAGTACAGTTAGATAGCATTGCAGGTGATGCTGACTCAAACACAAGCATAGCCTTTAGTGGATCTGATGTAATTACAATTACTGCAGGTGGTGAGACACAAGTAACATTTAACAATGGATCAATACTTCCTACGACAGATGACGATGTAGATTTAGGATCTAGCTCTTTTGAATTTAAAGATGGTTACTTTGACGGTACACTTTACGCAGATGCAATAAACTTTAACGGTACAGCTATAAGTGCAACTGCTGCTGAACTTAATATTATGGACGGTGTTACTTCTACCACTGCAGAGTTAAATATACTAGATGGTGCTACAGTAGTTGTAGGAGAGATTAATGCTCTTGATCTAGGTTCTACAGCAATAGGTACAGCCATTAACTCTAAAGCAGTTGTACTAGATGCTAACAAAGACTACACAGGTATAAGAAACCTTACTCTTACAGGCGATCTCACTATTGGTGGTGATGATCTTACTATGGGTACTAATACTTCAGGACATCTTCTTATTGCAGACGGTACAAACTTTAATCCTACTGGTGTAGGTGATTTATCTGAGATTAGTACAGTTGCTAACGATGACGTGTTTCTTGCTGTAGATACGTCTGGTGGTGGTCTTAAAAAAATTACTCGTAGTACAATAGTTTCTGGTCTTGCTGTTACTGGTGCTGCTATATCTAACGTGGTAGAGGATACTACTCCACAGTTAGGTGGTGATCTTGATATGAACGGTCAAGACATTGTTACTACATCAAATGCAGACCTTGAGTTAGCCCCAAATGGAACAGGTCATGTAACTGTACGTGGTAATACTAATGCAGGTGCAATACAGTTTAATTGCGAAAGCAATAGTCATGGACAAATAGTACAATCTCAACCACACTCTGCTAGTGTTACAAACACTATGTTGTTACCTGCAGGTTCTAGCTCAACCCTAGTATCTAAGGTATCAACAGATACATTAACAAACAAAAGCTTTGGTGACAATGTAAGTTTTGGTGATAACAACATTACTAACGTTGGTGACATTGCTTTAGACTCCATCAGTGCTGATGCTACAGATATTAACATAGCTGTTACTGATAACTCAGCTACTGCACTTACAATTAAACAAGGCTCAGATGCTTATCTTATAATTGACACAGCTAACAGCAGTGAGTCTGTCTCTATCGGCACAGGTATATCTGGTACAGCTATTACACTAGGTCACAGTACCTCAGAGGTTACAGTAGCAGACAACCTTACAGTTACAGGTGATTTAACTGTATCAGGTACAACTACAACGGTAAACTCTACAACAGTAAATCTTAACGATCACAACATTGTTCTTGACAGTGGTAACAGTACATCTGCCGTAATTAATGGTGCAGGTATTACGATAGAGGGTGGTAGTGGAGATGACGCTACGTTTACCTATAATACTTCAGGTCCAACGTTTGAGTTAAAACTAGGCTCTAGCCATGAAGATTTACAGGTAGATAAACTTACTGCAAACGGTGGTCTAGTTGCAGATAATATTACTATTGACGGAACAGAGATAGATTTATCATCTGGAGACTTGACAATTGATGTTGAGGGTGATATAATCCTTGACGCAAATGGCGGTGACTTTAAGTTTCAAGATGACGGAACTGAGATACTTAGAATCACTAACTCATCTAGTGACGTAATTATTAGACCTGTTGTAGATGCTAAAGATCTTATCTTTCAACAAAGAGATGGTACAGAGGTAGCTAGGATAGAAGACAATGGTACGTTTAACGTTGTCACAAGTAAACTAGCTATAAACGGAACTGCCATAACTTCGACAGCAGCAGAGTTAAATATACTTGACGGTGTAACATCTACTGCTGCTGAATTAAACATACTTGACGGTGTGACTTCTACAGCATCAGAACTAAACTTATTAGATGGTGATACTTCTGTTGGTGGTTCAATAACATTGGCAGATGGTGACGGTTTTATAGTTAATGATGGTGGAACAATGAAAACTATTCCTGCAACAGATGTAAAAACTTACGCTGCAGGTAGTGCTGCCACTAAAGGATTTGCCATTGCTATGGCAATAGTATTTGGATAGAAAGGTAAAAGTAAATGGCAACCCCAAATATAATTAATGTAGCGACTATTACTCCAAAGGTAGCAGTTGGTGCAGTGACAACAAGTAGAGCAGACATCGTTGATGTACCTGCAGAAAACTGTGCAAAAATAAACTCACTTATTATTGCAAACATAGATGGCACTAACTCTGCTGACGTTACTGTTGAAGTTAGTGTAGACAACGGATCAAACTATGTAGCTATAGCTAAAACAGTAACTGTAGCTGCTGACTCATCCTTAGTAGTTGTAAGTAAAGACAACGGATTTTATTTAGACGAAACAGATCTTCTTGCAGTCACAGCCTCTGCAAACAGTGATCTAACATATTTAGTTAGTTACGAACTTCTAGTAGACTAATAGAAAGTAGCTTAATGAAAGCTTTTGGTAATATTGCGAAGGATGGTCAGGTCAGGGCAGTAGCTTCTGGTGCTTTGACTAATGGTAAACCTGTCTGTATAAATACAGATGGAACTGTTAGTGAAATTACTCAAACGGCTGCAAGCTTGGGAACAGAAGGTGCTCATAATTCAATAACTTCTGGTTTTTTTGCTTCTGTTTTTGATAGCTCTAACAATAAACACATAATTGTTTATCGCACTAGCAGTAACATGAGATATGTAGTTGCAACTGTGGCGTCTGATGGTGGTGTTACTTTTGGTACTGATGCCGTAGCAGAGGCAAGTGATAATCAACAAATTAGTGCGTGTTTTGATAGCACAAACAATAGGATTGTTGTTATCTATAGGCGTGGTGATGATAGCGATCATGGTCATGCATTGGTTGGTTCTTTATCAGGAACGACAGTAACTTGGGGAAGTCCTACAGAATTTCAAAGCGCAGCAAAACAAATGGATCTTGATTTCGACAGTACAGCAGGAAAAGTTGTCATTGCTTATGCAGGAACATCTGAGTATGGAACGGCAATCGTTGGAACGGTTTCTGGTACATCTATTTCATTTGGTTCACCTGTCGTCTATGAAAGTGCTCGTTCTCAGTTGAATAGAGTCGTCTACGATAGCACTAACAACAAAACAGTTATTGGGTTTATGGATCAGGATGATGGAGAATATGGTAAAGCTGTTGTTGGAACAGTAAGCGGTACATCTATTTCTTTTGGATCAGCAGTAACATTTCATAGTGGTGAAATGAATCGTTTGGGAGGTACATTTGATAGCTCAAATGGCAAAGTAGTTTTTGCTTATGGGGATAAAGATAATAGTCAGAAAGGGACAGCAAAAGTGGGGACTGTTTCTGGCACATCTATTTCTTTTGGTTCTGCTTTAGTCTTTGCGAGTGCAGGAACTTATGGAGAAGCCTCACCCGACAATGTTGTGTTTGATAGCAACGCTAACAAAGTTATTGTTGTCTTTCCATACACCGTAAGTGGAAGTTATTCAAATCGTGGTTTTGTGTTCTCATTAAGTGTTTCTGGTACAACGATTGCTGCTGATACAGGAACAGATTTTGCAGGAGCAACAGCGGTCTATCCTGCCATATCGTTTGACAGCAATGTAAACAAAAGTCTCATAGCTTTTGGTGATGCAGGTAACAGTGAATACGCAACAGCAGTTTCTTTTTCTCCTCTTTCGGGCAACATCACCTCAGAAAACTTTATAGGTTTTTCAGATGGTGCGTTTGCAACCACTCAGAGTGCATCAATAAACACAGCTAACACAATAGACAGAAACCAAAGTGGCCTCACAGCAGGGCAAACATATTTTGTGCAAGCTGATGGTACACTTGGAACATCAGCAGGAAGTCCCTCAATAACAGCAGGAACTGCTATATCAGCTACGGAACTAATAGTGAAAGGTTAAAGAATGAAAACTATCGTAGAAACATCAACTAAGTTAAGCAAGTATCTACTTGCAGATGACGTAAAAATCACAGCAACGTCAGATAATATCACAGTAGGTGATCCTGCTCAGTTTATTATCGCTGATCTCAACAGTGGCAATACTACTATTACAGAGAACGTAACCAACGCACCAAGCGATTGGGTGGGCAATAAGTATAAGTTAGATGGCTCAACTTGGTCAGCTAACCCTGATTGGGTAGAAGCCTGAAGAAGAAGAGTAGGACTCAATAATGCGTGTCATAGGCAACGATCAGAATTTACCAAGGCAGGAACACGCTGTAGCTAGTGGTGCGTTGACTAATGGTAAGGCTGTAGTTGTCAATACTGATGGAACTGTAAGCGCACCTTTTAGTGCTACAACTATATTTGCTGAAGAAAATGCTCAAAGTAACGCTATAGCTACAGATGGTTCTGGGACTTTTGTTCTTATGTATGCAGGTCCTGCAAATTCATATACTGGTACGGTTATTGCAGGAACAATTTCTGGAGGTACTGTAACTCTTGGAACTGCAGGAACTTATGCATCAGAATCTAATATACCTACTCAAGGGCAATCAGTTGTATATGATCCTGATAGTGACAAGTTTATACTTGTTTATTCTAATGGTGGTCTTGGTAATTACCTAGCGTCTAGAGTTGTAACAGTTAGCGGAACGTCAGTTAGTCTTGGAACAGAGGTAGTAATAGAAAGTCGGGCAATAGATCAGAGCACTGCTGTTTATGATACTAGTGCAAACAAAGTTGTATGTATTTGGAGTGGGGGTCACTCTAGTTATAAAGTAGCAGCAGCCGTTGGTACGGTTAGTGGAACTGATATAAGTTGGGGTACTACAGCTATACTTGAGGATAATAGGCCTGGAAACAGTATGAGTGTAGTATACGATAGCAACGCAAATAGAAGTGCTGTTTTTTATAGGGATTATTCAAATAACGATGGATACTATATTGTTTGCGCTGTTAGCGGCACATCTATAAGTGGTGGATCTAGAGCTACCTTTGCTGCTGCTGATACACATGGTATATCAGCCACGTATGATAGCACTGCACAAAAAATAGTTATTGCATTTACAGATGTAGGTAATAGTAGCTATGGTTCTGCAATTGTTGGAACAATAGATAATTCAGATAATACAATGTCATTTGGATCAGAGATTAATTTTTCTGGTACTTCAGCCACTGATTCAATTAGTGCTCAGTATGACAGCACAAATAATAAAACTTTTATCTTCTTTGATAAGGCAAATGGTGCTATGACAGGAATAATTGGAACTGTAAGTGGTACATCTATTAGTGTTGGGACAGAAGTAGGAATAAGTAGTAGTAATATAGTCCATACTGATTCTGCATTTGATAGCAGCGCAGGAAAAGTTCTTCTTGTTTATAAAGACGTTGGAAACTCAAATTATGGGACACTTCAAGCTTTAGACACAAGTCTTGCAACAAGTAACTTTACTTCAGAAAACTATATTGGCATAACTCGTAGCGGTGCAGCTTCTGGTGCAGGGGCTATTGTAGACACGCAAGGTGCAATAGCTGACAACCTGTCTGGGCTGACGGCAGGGCAAAGTTACTTTGTTCAAAATGACGGCACACTAGGTACAACGGCTGATGATCCTAGCGTCTTTGCAGGTACGGCTGTGTCAGCAACTAAATTAATAGTGAAAGGGTAACTATGCTAAAACGTATAGGTGCTGAAGAGAGTGGTGAATTTAAAGCGGTAGCTAGTGGCACGTTGTCCAGTGGTAAGCCAGTTGTTGTCAACTCTGATGGAACTGTGAGTGTTGTAAGTACGACTACATTGACTGAAGCTAAAGGTAGTAATGTTGAATTTGAATCAGGAGTAGCTAATAACCAAGGAGTAGCATACGACAGTAATAGTGACAGAGTAGTTATTACATATAAAGATGAAAACAACTCAAACTACGGTACGGCTATTGTAGGAACTGTTAGTGGTGATTCAATTTCTTTTGGCACGGCTGTTGTATTTGAAAGTGCTCAAGTAAGTCATACTACTCCAGTATTTGATAGTTCAAACAACAAAATTGTTGTAGCTTATCAAGACCAAGGAAATAGTGGAGCAGGAACTGCTATTGTAGGGACTGTAGACCCCTCAGATAATTCTATAAGTTTTGGGTCTGCTACTGCTTTTGAGAGTGGGAACACTAATAATAGTATAGGCATATCTTTTGACACCTCTGCTAATAAAGTTGTTATTGCTTTTAGAGATAATGGTGACAGCAATTATGGTAAGGCTATAGTTGGAACTGTATCGGGAACAAGTATAAGTTTTGGTTCTGTTGCTACATTTAGTAGTGCAACCACTACCTACGTCTCCGTAGCATATGATGTTGCAAATAATAAGCACGTAATAGGATATGTTATTGGTGCAGGAAATGCAAAAGTTGCAACTGTTTCGGGAACTGATATAAGTTTTGGTTCAGCAGTAGAGTTTGAAAGTGGAGCTACAATACTCACTAAAGTAGTCAACGATCCTAATATCAATAGGGTTCACATATTTTATGCTGATGGGGGTGATAACGACAAAGGTAAAGCTGTTATAGGTTCGGTTTCAGGAACAGGTATTTCTTTTACATCACCTTCTAACTTTTATACTGCTGCACAAGTAACAAATATAGGTGTTTCTTTTAATAGTAGTATAAATAAAATTACTATTGCCACTAGAGATAATGGTGGTGCTTTGAATATGTTCACGAGTTCTGCAACAACTTCAGCATTTACACATGGATCAGCCTTTGCAATTGATGCTAGTATTACTACTGGTAATGTTAATCACGCCCATGCTGCAACAGCAAATAAAACTGTTTTGGCTTTTACAGATGCAGGTGATTCAAGCAAAGGTAAAGCTGTAGTATATACTGGTGCAGGAGATGTAAAAAACCTCACCTCAGAAAACTACATTGGTATGTCGAGGGGCGTGGCTTTTCAGACAGGCGAGGCAGGTTCTACTGGCACAGCAGTATCGTTTGAATCTGGGACAACTAATCTTTCTCATGTTGCTTTTGACAGTAGCAATAACAAAGTTGTAATTGCGTATGTTGATGGAGGTGACTCAGATAAAGGAAAAGCAATTGTAGGCACTGTGTCTGGAACTTCAATTAGTTTTGGTAGTATTGTAGTTTTTGAAGGGGGCGGGACTTCTAATGTGGATTGTGTTTTTGATAGCGATAGTAATAAAGTAGTTATTGTTTATAATGACGCAGGAGACTCAGGACGAGGTAAAGGTATTGTTGGAACGGTAAGTGGAACATCGATTAGCTTTGGTTCACCTACACAATTTAATAGTGGGGCAAACTATGCATATGATGTTGCAGCCGCTTTCGACAGTAGTAACAATAAAGTGGTTGTTGCTTATAGAGATAGTGGAAATAGTAGTTATGGAACCGCTGCTGTGGGTACGGTCAGTGGAACAAGCATATCGTTTGGAACACCTGTTGTATATGAAAGTGCTAGTTCACAACAAAATGCAGTAGTCTTTGATAGCTCTAATAACAAAGTGGTAATTGCTTATAAAGACGCAGGTAATAGTGACCACGGCACGGCAATTGTAGGTACGGTTAGTGGAACAAGCATATCTTACGGTAGTGCCGTTGTATTTAATGCAGGAGAAACATCACAAATAGTAGGTGCTTTTGACAGCAGTAACAATAAGGTAGTTTTGGCCTTTAGAGACAATGGCAATTCTGATCAAGGCACAGCAATTGTAGGTACGGTATCGGGCACTTCTATAAGTTTTGGAAGTGAGGTTATTTTTAATACAGGGAACACGCAGGGAACAAGTGCAGTTTTTGATACCAATGTAAACAAAGTTGTCATTTCCTATGAGGACAGAGGAGACTCAGATATAGGTAAATTTATTGTTGGGACTGTTTCTGGCACTTCAATAAGTTTTGATACTGAAACTGCTTTTAGTGGGTCTAATGCTGTATTTCAAACAGGAGCAGCATTTGACAGTAATGCTAATAAGGTAGTTATTGCTTACGCAAATGACACACATTCAGATGACAGGGGCGAGGCTATTGTAACTAGCCTTAGCACCATAGCAACCACAAGAGGCGAGGTGGCAGATGGCGGCAACGCATCAGTAGATGTTATAGGCTCTGTGTCAGATAACCAAATCGGTCTTACCACAGCGCAGCAATACTTTGTACAGAATGACGGAACAATAAGTGAAACAGCGGATAGCCCAAGTGTATTGGCAGGAACTGCTATCTCAACAACAGAATTATTAGTAAAAACATAAAGGAGAAATAAAATGGGAAAAGATAAAAAAACCCCAGTTATTATTAACAATAAAGAATATTTTGCAGAAGACTTAACAGATCAACAGAAGAGTATGTTAAACCACATACAAGACTTAGATCGTAAATTAAAAAGTGCTAAGTTTAATGTTGATCAACTTAACGTAGGACGAGAGGCATTTATAAGTATGCTATCTAATTCACTAGAGAATGTAAATGAGTGACATCAAACTTACCCCTGACGATCTAGAAGAAATGCTAGACAACGCAGCTAGGCGTGGTGCTAAAGAGGCACTGCGTTCTATTGGGTTACTTGATGATGATGCACAAAAAGATATACTAGAGATGCGTAACTTAATAGAGGCGTGGAGAGATACACGTAGGTCTATCTGGTCAACTGTAGTAAAAGTAACCACTGTCGCACTGCTGACGTTTATTGCAGGTGCAGTGTGGATGACAATGGGTAAGTAAGGAATAAGATATGTTAGAACAAAATATGAAGAATAATATAATTCAAGGCAGTGCCGTACCTGAGATACCCAAACCTTCAGGTACAAAGTTTGGTGGATTTAAACCAGAAGCAGAAAAACGTATTGCTCAAAGCCTTGGTTATATGGGTAATATGGCTAACTTTAATCAATTCTTAGAAGAAAACCCAGATAAAAAAGAACAGATGGATAAGTATACTAGCACCGCTATAAAGATGGCAGAGGGTGGGGCTGTACAACAAGCTGATCCTCGTGTTCTTAGTCAACAGTTTATTCCACAACAACCTAGTTTTGCAGGACAGGATATAACACAGGTACAGGCATCATTAGCCAAGACACCTAAACTACCGCTAGGTGCAACTGTTGTTCCAGTTGGTACTCAATTAACAGCAGGTCAGCTTACGTCACCTTATTCTGGACAGGTAGCAGGTACGTATGCATTGCCAACAGCATTAGGTGCTACACAACAAGCAACACCAACTGCTCAAACACAAACATCTTTAATGTCTCCCTTTCAATCGTCTGGTGCTATTGGTACAGTAGCTGATCAAACACAAGCTCAACAACTTGGACAGGTATCACAGATAGCTGCAGCACAGAATGTAGGAACATCTGTAGCTAACGTAGAGGCAGCACAAGGCACAGGAATATTAATGAACAACCCTGTACAAAGACAGATACAAGATGGCGAATTAGTATCAAGTGTGGCTAACGCAGAAACTGCAGCTAAATTTACAGAAGAAATAGAAGCCGCAACTGCAACACCATCTAAACAAGCTACAGTGCAAGGACAGTTAGAGGGCTTACTAGCTCAGTTTGAAGGTGATGCCACACCTACATGGGCTTCAGGAGCAATGAGAGCAGCCACTAATGCCATGATTTCTAGAGGTTTAGGTGCTTCATCTATAGCAGGTCAGGCTATTGTACAGGCAGCTATGGAGTCTGCACTACCTATTGCACAGATGGACTCTAGAGTAATTGCACAATTTGAGATACAAAACCTATCTAATAGACAACAACGTTCTGTTCTTGCTGCACAACAGAGAGCACAATTTTTAGGTCAAGAGTTCAATCAAGAGTTTCAGGCACGTGTAGCTAACTCTGCACGTATTGGTGACATTGCAAATCAAAACTTTACTGCTGAACAACAGGTAGCATTAGAGAACTCACGTATTGCAAATACTATGAACCTTACTAATCTATCTAACTCACAGGCTAGAGTAATGGCAGAGGCTGCAGCTTTAGCTAATATGGATATGGCTAATTTAAGTAATAGACAACAAGCTGCTGTACAAAATGCACAAAACTTTTTACAGGCTGATCTGACTAACCTAAATAACAAACAGTCTACAGAATTGTTTAAGGCTCAACAACGTATACAGTCTTTGTTTACAGATCAGGCTGCACTCAATGCTGCAGAACAATTTAATGCTACATCACAAAATCAAACGGATCAGTTCTTTGCTAACATGCAAAATCAAACTGCACAGTTTAATGCGGCACAAGCTAATGCACAGGCACAGTTTAATGCAGGTCAGGTAAATGTTGTTGAAAGATTTAATGCTGAAATAAATAATCAACGTGATCAGTTTAATGCACAGAACCGTTTAGTCATTGATCAGGGTAATGCTCAGTGGCGTAGACAGATAGCAACATCAGATACAGCAGCAGTTAATCGTGCTAATGAAATAAATGCACAAAGCTTGTTAGGGTATTCACAAACTGCATATAATAATCTATGGCAGTTCTATAAAGACAACATGCATTGGGCATGGACATCTGCAGACAATGAACGTGATAGATACGCAAGAATTGGTATAGCTCAAATACAAGCAGACAGTACTATGCAAGCTGAACAGTTTAAGGCAGATGCAGAATTTTCTAGTGGCTTTGGTGGTTTAATTGGTAAAATATTAACTACAGATTTAACTAAAACAGCCATAGGTAGTGTGCTTGGTTTAGGATAATAAGGAAATAAAATGAACGTAGCAAAATTAGCATATAAAAATTTACAAATGACTAAACCAAAACCTAAAACAAAAGGCGGTGGTTTGTTAGCTAGAAATGTTTCAGAGGAAACTGACACAAAAAATTTAGAGCCTAATAAAAGAGTGGCTATGTATGTTGCAGAATTACGCAAAGCAAGACAAGGATTAAAAGATGGCTGATTTACCAGAGGCATTAATAGACGCACCAATTGCAGGTCAGTCTCTTACTTCAGAGGTAGGTGGATGGCCTTGGGAGCAACCACCTCAGTACTCTACTGTAGAGGAAGCGTTAGAGTTTTATCTACCTAGATTAACTGAGCCTACATTACAGAATGATTTGATGGACGTTATAGAGATGGGGCTTCCTTTAACTACGATTGCTAATGCGCTACAACAAGGTGCGGTCATGCAAGGTAAACACACTTTAGATGTAGGTATATTGGTTATGCCTGTAATTATGGAAATGCTTGCATACCTTGCAGAACAAAGAGACATAGAGTTTAACATGGGAACTAATGTAGAGGTAGATGATAATCCTTCTGGTGTTGCAGTTAAACTGGCTCTTAAAAAACTAAAGGCTAAAGAGGGTCAACCTGAAGAAAAGCCTGAAGCAGAAGAGGTGGAAGAAACAGAAGAACCTCTAGGTGGTTTAATGTCTAGGAGAATGGTATAATGGCTTTTAATTTTGGTGCATTTGTAGGTGGTTTATCACGTCAGGTAGTTGAGGACATAGAAGCTGATGAGGCATATGAACAACAGCTAGGGTTTTTTAAAGAGAAGCAAGATATTCTTAGCAGTAAAGAAATAGAAAAGAACAGAAAGCTAAAAGAATTAGAGTTAGAGAGTAATATAAAGGCTTTAAAGTTTGCAGGTTTTGATGATCAACGTGCTGCATCTATAGCCATGTCTGGTGATTATGCAATTCAAAGATCATTAAATGTATCAGAATATATAGCTGAAAATTATGGTGATAAGTATGATGTTAACACTTTGTATAAAATAGCAGATAACTCAACAGAAAACATGGATGCATTAGAAACTGAGGTAAAAAATACAGCAGATCAATCTAAAACAATAAGCACAGGTGTAATGGGTGGTATGGACAATGCATTGATGGGAGAAATTTATGCACAACCTACTAAAATAGATGGATCTTATGGAGCAGCTATATCTAGAATAAGCCAAGAACAAGCAGACCTTGATCCTAACTCTAGTGAATGGGCAACTTTAGAAGAAAAAAGAAAACAGTATTTAAATGACTTAACAGATTTTAAACAAGCTGAGTTAAGAAAAGATGGAAAAATTACACCAACCTTTGATGTTAATACAATAGAACCTGTAGTCAACTCTGTCCAACGTAGAAATATGGGTAAACTAAAAATAGCTGTAGATTTTCAAACAAAGCTTGTAAAAAGAATGTCTGGAGATGAGGGTAGATATGGCGTAGCTCTTTTAGCAACTGCGTATGAATTAGAAGGTAGTTATGGTGGTCTACAAGATGCGTTAATGAAAGATAAAATTACCTATAAGATGCAAGAAGCTAGAGAAGAGTTAAAGCAGTATGCTTTAAATCAAACTAATATATACAAAAAAAATCCAAAGAATATAACTGCTGTTAAGGTTGCGGCTGATAGAAAAACAGTAGGAGATAATATTGAAGAAGGTGTATACAAAGCAGGTGACGTAATACACTACACAGATGATAATGGTAATCTGCAAATAGTGGTATATACAGGTATACAAGGTACAGATAAAATTGTAGGTATAAATTAATATGACAGAACAAGTTGATATATTAGACTTATTAAAATCAAAAGAGGGGGGTTCAGGATCGTATGTTCCCCCCATTAATATTGATGAGACTACAACTCAGCCAGATGAGACTAATATATTAGAGATATTACAATCTAAAGAAGTAGAATATGTAAATCCAGAGCCTATTGTAGAGAGTCAACCTGTAAGTAAAAGAGTTTTAGAACCTATGGTTATCCCTAAAAATGCCACAGATGATGAAGCTTTAGCTATGCAACTTGTTCCGACAGAAGAGAGGCAAGCTGAACTAACTATTGAAGAACAGATAGATCTAGGTCTAATACCCAGTGCAGATGATACTCCTGCCCCACCTCCTAAAGAAAGTGAGTTAACACGTGTTGAAAAACATACTCAATTATTTGATCAGATTTTTGAAACAGACAACGATATAGAAAATATGTCTGATGAAGAGTTTAAAAAAGAATATAATGACACTAAAGCAAATGTAAAAAAAGAATACGATGAAGTCTTAGCAGGTTTAGGTACAGAGATAGCAACAGAGATGCGTAAAGGTTTTAATAGTGGATATCAGGCATATGGTGCTTTAGATATATGGATAGCAAATAAAGTAGATGGTGACGCAGATGCAACTAGATTTTTAATGTCTGTAGGACAATTGTTTGGTTATGCAACTAGTGGTACAGTAGATGGTATTGAAGAAGGTCTTAAAAAATTAAATGATCAGGGTGATGGTGCGATGCCAAAACTAGGAAGGTTTATTTATAAAGGCATAAATCTTGCTATGTCTGATATGCGTAAAGGTACAGCTAGAAACGAAGAAGAATTAGCTGACATAATAGCAGGTAATATGGGGGCGTTTTTTGAGTTTGCTGAAACAATTCCTGCATTAGGTAGAGTGGTGTCTGCTGTACGAGTTTCAAGTTATATGAAACCAAAACGTGTGGCGGCAAGTCTTTCTAAAAAATATAAGAAAGAACAGAAAAAATTAAAAAAAGCAGAGCTTATGAGTCCTGATAGAGCAGGGATGGCAACACGAGAGGCTACAGCAGACAAGAAAAACTTAGCGGCACAGATAGCAGCAGAAAATGCTGACATGATGGAAAACTTAATATTACAAACAGAAAGAAAATTAAGTGACAGGGCAGGAGAAGAGGTAAGTGTATCTAAAGTAGTGGACGGTGTGCTTGTAATAGATCCTAAAAAAGCAAGAGAGGTAGGTAGAAAAACTAATCAAAAAATAGCAGACGCAGAAAGAACAACTAGAGGTCAAAAGATTACAGGTTCAGCAGACGTAACACTAAGTGAATTTGCTGATCTCGCCACTGGTGGTGATGAGATAACAATACCAATATTAAATCCAGAAAAACTAGATGGTATAGTAGCTATAGCAAGTGACTACAAAAGAAAATTTAAAAATGATTGGGATGAAAATGATACAGTAATAGACAATCTGTTTAGGTTGACAGTTGCAGGTGAAATAGATGGACAAGATCTAATAGATGACTTAGATAAATATGGATTATCTTTTGAGGACTATGTGTTATCTGTAGTTGGATCTGGTTCTGATGCAGGTAGAGTTCTAGAAAGATTGTCACGTATTAAACGTGTACGCCCTATGTCTGAGAAAGATGATGCTATAGTAAAAGCTATGGCAGAGGCACAAGGAGACTTCCGTAAATTCGTTGTAAGGCTAGAGGGAATAAGAAGAGGATTACTTGTATCACAAATAGCAACTGCTGCACGTAACCTAGAGTCTGCTGTTGTCCGTAGTCCTCTAGAATCTTTAGCAAATGTGTTTGATACAGCATTATGGAATGTGTCAAATAAAGGATATGGTGCAGGTGCATTATCTTTAATAAGTCCACAAAACTGGAAGGACAGTTTTAATGTACACAAATATATGTTTAACGGTAGACCAGACCAAGTTAAAGGTTTTGTAGATTTAATACTGGATAGACCAGAGTTTGATCAACAATTTAGCAGGATGTTTGATAATCTTAACGAGATTCAAACGGCTCAAGGTAGAGGAACTGGTACTATAACTGATAAGCTTTTGAGTGAAGCAGAGGATGTGACTCAAGCTTTAAATATACCTAACCGTTGGCAGGAGTTTTTGGTAAGACGTGCTACATTTTTAGGTGAGTTAGAAAGATTAGTAAGACGTGAATATGATTTAGATTTATTTGATGCTTTACAGCAGGGTAAATTAAGATCATTAATGAATGATGCATCTGATGTAAAGCCTGAGAACGCTAGAAGTTTTATTGATTTAATTGATGAGTCTGTAACAAAGTCATTAGACGTTACATATGCAAAGACACCAGACGTTCCTTTGTTTAGAAACATATCTAGTTTTATAACACGTAATGGTTTAACGGTAGCTATACCTTTTCCTAGATTTATGTTTAACTCTATGGAACTCATGGGTCAATATGCAGGTGGTAGTATACCAGTGATTACCAGAAAGGTAATGAGTCTAGTAGATCAAAAGTATAGAGGTCCACTTACAACAAAAGATAGACAAAGAATTAGCCGTAATGCTGTAGGTGTTCTAGGCGGTGGTGGTACAGGACTTGCTGTCCTTGGTGCGTTAACAGAGGATGAGGAAGATCCCGATTCAATACAACAAACAATGTCAGATGCCCTTATGTCTATGGCTACCGTAGGTGCAGCATATCAGTATAGATCAGGTTTTGCAGGTGATGTACCTGCTAGTTTCAATGAGATATATACAGGCACAGATGAGAAAGGTAACAGGGTTGTATTAGATATTAAGCCTCAGTTTCCTTTGTCTCAATATATGTATTTAGGAGAGGCAACTAGACAAATAGAAAAGGGTACGTTTGGAGATTTCTTTGATGCACGTGAGTTTATAGAAACTTTTACTGGGTCGAACTTCAGAAGAGGATCAGGACATGTTATATTAGATGAGGTTGCAAATATAATAGATGGAAGTTCCGATGTTATGGCAGGTGAGAATCTAGGTAGAGTAGCAGGAAGAGCATTAGGAGAATATCTTGGCACATGGATGGTTCCGTTTGGACAGGCTATAGAGTCACAGAGAGCATACGGTTCTCGTTCTTTAGATTACTTAGATCATAGACCAGATCCTAGTCTTGGTGGGTTCGAGACATTCTTAAAAACTACCAAAAGATATGCTATAGATAATAGAGGTTTAAATAAAGCCCCAGACTATTTTACGTACTCAAGTGAAAAAGAATCTGACTCTCCTAGTAGAGTAGATATATTTGATCCAGAGTCACAGCGTGTAAGACCTATGCAAAGATTGTTATTTGGTCTAGGTCAGAGAACAGCAGACGCTGAGTACGCAGAGTATTTAAAAGAGATGGGATTTGATAGTTATGATCTAGCTAGTAAAAGTAAAGTGCCATCTGTAGAAAATTTTGAAAATGAAATACTATTAGAACAGTTACCTATGATTGTTCAAGCAGCAAAAGAATATGAAAGAAGCATTAGGATAAACTATCAAGAGGGTCTTCTTCCTGATGGAACGCCTATAGAGAATGTAGAAGTATATAGACGTAAAGTATCTGAAGATAAATTTTCAAACAACTACGTTAAAGAATTTGTAAAAGCACAGGTGGGTGAAGTAAAAAGATTATTAAAAGATACTGGTTATGCTAAGACAACGCCATATGTAAAAGCTGTAATGGATTTTCGGCAGTTACCCTCTGGTTTTCAAAAGATAGCAGTGCAAGAATACATAGCTAGGTTTGGGGAATATCCTGAAATAACAGGAGAGGACGAGGATGAATCGACAATGGTCTTAGAAACACTCACACAAATAGGACAAGCGTTTAGAGAAACGTACTAACAAAAACAAAGGGGAGCATTTAGCTCCCCATTTTTTTTATCTAGTGTCTCCACTTCCACCTATTGTTCCCTTATCCTTACGCTTCTGTAGCTTTGATAAGTTCTGTGCGGCTATCATCCCCAACGTTAAGTTAAGATCGTTAGCCAGTGCAGCGCAGTACCACAGTACATCCCCTATCTCACTGGCTATGTCCTCTCGCCATGTGTCAGGTCTGTTCTCTGGTCCATCTCGTATAAGTTTCTTTACCTTGTTGGCTACCTCACCTGCCTCACCTGCCATACC